ATTCTCCACAAAAGAAAAGGGGAATAAGCCGAAGCCCACTCCCCTTTCCGTGTACTCGTTAGCTAAAGGAGACTAAGCGGTTCGATCAGGCCGCCTTCTTGTTGGTGGTGTACCATTCGACCGAGTAGTAACGCGACGCCGTAAGGCGCGGCGTATTCAGCGGGGTGCCGTCACGGTTCTCGGTTTCGTGGGCAACCGTTACGACAACGTCACTGCCTGGCAGAATATCCAAAGCATCGCGGATAGAATTGCCAACAGTGTCAGTGTTGATGCGAGACAGACGGTCTTGCACGATAGGCAGTGACTTCTCAGAAACCCAGAAGGTGTCGCGCAGGCGACACTTCGACAAGTCCACGCCAGACATGTCGTGGTCGTGCATCGGCTCGACCATGGTGTAGGTAAGCTCAAGACCCTGCGTACCAGAGTTGGCCTTGACAATCTTCACGGACTGGACCGTGACCAGATAGTCACCAGCGGGCGCTTGCCGAAAGGCAGGACGCTCGGCGGCGGTGTTGCTTACGACGGTATCAAAAAGGTCAGCCATTGGCTGTGTTCTCCATTGAGGTTGTGTCACATAGGACAAGGCGGGATATACATCCGGGCTCCCGCCCTGTCAATAGCTGCCCGGAAATTATTTTAGCCTTTCGTCAGGCGGTCCATCATGGAGGCCAAGTCGTATGGCTCGACTGCCTTGATGGTGGTGGGTGCGGAGGTGCGAAGCGAAGCCTTGTCAGTGGCTGCCGTCTTGAAGGTGCGGTTGCCTGCACGGTCTACTTCAAGATGCCAGATGTCACTGAAGTAGGTCTGCATCTTCTTCGAGAACTTGACGCCGACGCCGACCGGCACGTCACGGGCCTTGCCAATGATCTTGCCTTGGTCGTCGGTGTCGCCGGTCTGCATGATGTGCGTCAGCACAATGACAGATGCGCCCATCTTGTTGCCAGTCAGGTGATCGAGGATGGCGCCGTAGTACTTGCCAGCCACGTTGTAGAGGGAACGCCCGTCGCGCTTGGCTTCAGGGTCTTCGCCCGCAGCCATCAGCAGGAGTTCGCCAAGGAAGGTGCCGCTATCAATGACGACGACATCCTTCGAAGTCCATGAAGTGCAGGGGCCGAGGTCTTCGCCGCCCGCCACCTTCCAGTGTTCGAGCATTTTGCAGAAACGCCGCATCTCATCGAGCGCCTGCTTGCCTGCGCTGCCTGACCCGGCGAACAGGTTGGTGCCGGTGATCTTGGCAGCAGCGTATGTGCTGACGTAAACGTCGGCTGCATTGTCGCGCAGGTAGGAACCAATGACGCGCGTGTTCTGATCGAAGTCGTGGATCATGATGCGGTAGCCTGCGTTGGCGAGCTGGGCGAGGGCGCCGGTCTTGCCAGTCGCAGCTTCACCACAAAGCAGAATACGCGGAGGTAGGGCGGCGTCGTTGAACTTAGGCATTGAACAGAGTCTCCGAGATTGAGGGTTTGTTGCGTGGGTCATTGGCCCACTGGGTACACCAGCGGGACACTGGGCACCATGTCTGGCAGCGAACTGCCTCGCCGGGCCGGTGTTCTACATACAGATTGCTTGCGGTGTTGGCAAGGTGTTCTGCATCTATGGGATTGTCGAACAGCCTGACGGCACGGACGTTGCCGCGCTTCATGACTGCCCACTTCTCAGGCTTAGTCCAACGATCTTCGACTGTGCATAGGGCTGGCACTTCTGCTTGGTGCATAGCTATACGCTGGTTGATGAAGGCGTCAGCTTCTTCTTCTGACCATAGGCGCACGTCCAGCATCTTGACTTGGGCTTGCGGATAGTCGGGGCTACGACCAGCTTCGTTGCGTGACCAGTCGCGCAGCACGGCAATGACTGACATACGGTCAATGACTAGGCCCTTCTCCTTGGCAAGCAAGCGGCGGTAGATGTTGGTCTGCTGCTCCCATTCAGGAGGCACGACCCCGCCCTTGACCTTCCAAGCAGACGTAACCTTGAAGTCGATAAGCTGGCTGTCAGACAGGACCACGTTGTCGACCTGCCCCTTCAGTTTCCAACCACCATACTCGGAGTTGATGGTCACTTCAGTTAGGATGTTGGGCAGGGCAAGGCTGGCACGTTCGATGATGGTATGCACTGACTGACCAAGCAAGGACCAAATGCGGTCGCTCACATCTTCAGATAGTTCTTCGTAGTGCTTCAGCTTGAGGTGCCGTAGCTGGGGCGGCGACAACAATTCCGTTACGGAAATGTCAGCATCGCCCTTGGTGTAGCTGTCATTCATGATGGCAGCCACGATAGCTTCCGGCAAGTTGTGGTTGTTAGTCAGCTTCATTTGGGTAGCTCCGTCCATGTAAGGTCGTCGTCAGCTAAGCTGTGTTTTTTCGGCAAAAGAAACCCGTCTGCATCAACCCATTCACGCTGCTGCTTGTAGCTGTTCCAATTCCAGCAGGCTTCCCTGTAACTATAAGGATGTAGCCGCCCATGATATAAGATACTACATCTAACCAATACCCACTTGCCTTGGTCTGGTGGGTCGTCTGCACAAGAGCGCCATGTCATAGCTTGGTGTCCAGTAGGTTGGCGGCAAGGGTGGGCGCGGCTTTCTTTTTGCGTGAAGCGGTGTTTGCCTTCTTCATTTTGGCAGCAGCTTCAGCAATGGCGGCATCGTCGGCACGGGCCTTGCGGTTGCGTTCGTTGATCTTGCTGATCTCCGCGACAGCATATTCTAGGTGAGCCTGAGTTAGGTCCTCGGGATCACGGGCAAATACCTGGGCGCGCGTCAGCTTTTCTAGAGGAGAAGCAGCGCCGCTAGGATTATCATCAGGTGGATTAGTCGCATCCGTCATATCCATATCTCCGGTTAGGGTCATGAGAAAGGGGAGAGCCTAAGCCCTCCCCCACTAGCGCGTTAGTCGTCGTCGCCTTCCTGAAAGATGGTCCCCCAGAAGTAGCTGTTTTCTTCCGAATTATAGATAGGCGATTCGTCTTGGTAGTAGGCTTGGTCCTTGAAGATGTCGGCAGCGCCGGGAATATCAAAGACCACCGAATACTTGCAGCACCGGAGCTTTTGATTGTTATAGTCAGACGGCACCGATACTACGTCGGCAGGGTGAATCTTGACGGCAACCAGCTTGTCGCCCCCAGACATGAAGCCCTTAGCATATTCGTAGGCAGCGGCATGGAAGCCATAGCTGCAAGTCTGCTCGCGGTTATCGTCAACGTCACGGCGCGGCATCTCAAGCGTAACGCCGGGCGAGTTGTCGAACTTGCGGGAGTGCTTGTCCTTGAAGTCGCTAGTCACTGCCTTGTATGCAAGGAAGCAACCATCTTCGGTGATAGGAAGGTTAGCCGCTTCCAAGAACAGAAACAATTCGTTGCGGCTAGTCATCGAAGGATTGGACATGAGGTTGTCGAGGAACAAGCAGTAGTGTTCGACAGGTAAGCCCTCGTTAAAGAACTGGTGCAGCTTGTTGGCAAGGTAGCCAGTAAGCGGGGCGCCGTTGAAGGTAACGCCCTGTTCGTTGACGGACACGCGCCCCTTGCTGATCGTGTTAAGGTAGGTCTTGACGCTTGCCATTTCAAGGGCAGTGTCGAAGTCCTTGTCCTTGATAGCATCGACCACCGCCTGGAAGTTCATGTGGGTGGAGTCGATAGTTACCGGACCCCGGCTGATCGGGAACAGGGACACGGAGTTGGAGGTGAGGATGTAAGGGATCATGGGTTTTGTTCCTAGGTTTGGGTTGTTACTTGGAGAGATACTGAAGGATAGCAGGTTCGGACTGGCTAGTCCAGTTTACGAACCGCAACATAGGCCGGGCTGCATAGATAGCATCCCAAGCCTTACGGTATTTGTCGATAAGCGTCAAGCTGTCTGCCTGAATACGCTTAACGACGGCGGGGTCAATGACGCGCAAGCAGTCGTCGTCAAATTCCGAGTTATGGAAGTAGGTGTCGCGCATCGTATCCTTGTAGGGACGCAACACATCAAGCATGGCGCTTACCTCTGGGATATAATTGCCATAGGTTGTGTCATGCAGCTTGAAGAGCTTTGCAACGTCGAAGTTACCGCCACCATGAGCAAGGGCGCCTGCCGTATAAGTAAGCCTAGCTTTGCTAAGCAAGTTGAGCGGGGTGATGCTTGCCACATAGTCAGGCGATAGGAAGAACCAGCCCGCCTTCTCCATGCGCTTGACCAGAGCAGGCGAGTTCTTGATCTTGCTATGAGACATACCAAGGTAGCGGTGCGCCGGAGCAAACAGCCCATAGCGAAGCGCCCTCCTATAGAAAGACAATTCGTTAGTGCCTTTCATGCTGCCTTGGCTGAAGGGAATTACAACGCCGCCGCCTGTCAAGTCTATGTCCTTCGTAATAATATCCTCGGCTATTATTGTAGGCTGGTTGTTGGTATTGTGTTCGACTTTGACGCCATAGCCCTGCGTAGTCAGCTTGGTGGTCGGACCCTTGGTAATCTTGGGCGGGTCCTCCAAGGTAGCTAGGTCGATGGGTTCCGGCCAGCCCTTGCTGGCGAGCGTCTGCTTAAGGGTGTCGAAGGGGACGCCGTTGAACAATAAGATACGATGGTAAGCGCGTGG